GCCATTAGAGTCCCCCTTCGTAGCACTCTGCAATAGTTCCCCAACAGTAACCAGTTACGCCGTGTCCTGTGTAGTTGATATGCCCTGCCAGATAGATAACTAGCACAGCCCACAGCACTAGCGCTACGGCTCGCACTCGCTTGCCTCGTTTAGTTAGTTTCATTACTATCCCCCCAACAGTTATCGCACACGGATTTTTCTGTAATAGCGCAAGTGTGTTGCGCCGTATCTCCGCAAGACCAGCAGTTCATTTATGCCCCCGCCTTTACATCATTTAAAAGGGCGCGGGCTGCGGCTGCTTGCTCGCTCCACAGTTCATTAAGTTTTAAGGTGTCGGTTATGCGCTCCCAGGGTAGCCCCATTTCAAAACCTTTTTTAACTTCTTCGGCTGTCTTTCTGTCTGCTTGTAGATGTTCCGCTAACATTCGCGGTTTGTATTCACCCATTGGGGAACCGTCTGCGTATGTGCAAAGCCCCGCCCAGTAGCGGGCGTTAGCCTCTGCGTGCATTGGTTGCCCGTCTGGCTCTGATAGGTGAACAGTTACAAGCGGCTCAAGTTCTGGAAAATGTTCTAGAATTTCATCGTGTATTGCCCCGCAAGTAATAACGGGGTCGCGGTAGCGCTTGTCTGTCTTCTTAATTGTTCCCGTAATTGAAAAGTATGGAAGAGAATTTCCCCCGCGCTTTACAAGTTCCGCCTTCACTATAATTTCAAGGGGCTTAGTCTCTCCGTACTCCTTGCCCGCTATTGTCTTGCGCCATTCGTTTCTTGCTAGTGTCTGGTCGTGCATTTCATTAGCCTCCTGTTGCTAATCGGTGGCGGGGCATTGTTGCCCCTCCTACCTTGCGCCCTAGTCTGTCGCGAGCAGTTGCCCTCTGTCAAGGGGCTAGGGCTGTGAGTTACCTCACATTCCAAGAATTTTACGGTGTAGTGCGCCTCCCTCTGCGTAGACAGGGTGAGTAGGCTCTCCGACTATGATTACCGCCTCCGCGTCTTTCTTCTCGCAATATTCCCGCGCCTCTTGCGCTGTCTTAAATGTTCCCGCGCTGTTCATAACTATCTGCTTGCCGAAACCGTAATAGCCCGCTTGCCATTCGCCGTTACCTGTGCCGTGCTGTGTTATGAAATAGTAAAGATGCGCTCTCGCTGTACCCTTGCGCGACTCTTGCCACCTCGCGCCTTGTGTATTCCATTTCATTCTTCCCCCTCCCTTTCACTCTCGTGTTCGTAGTATTCCCCGCAGAAATCGCAAGGGATTAAGTCTGGTTTATTTTTCTTGCTCATTTGCTAGCCCCTTTCGCCTCTTCGTAGGCGGTCATATAATCAAGGTGAAGAACTACCCCGCCGACACCGTTTACCTCTACTTTATAGCGCGGCTCTCCCTCGCTGTAACTTATCTCGTAAATTTTTACGCTATCGCTTAACTCTTTTAACAGTTCTTTAGTTGCTACTCGCATTTGCTTTTCTCCTGTCTTGCAAGGTGCTAGCGGGTATCTCCCGCCTTGCTACCTTGTGCCTTGCTAGGTCTTGAACCTGTGCCGACTATATCGGGGCAAGGCGGGGCGTTAGCCCTGTCTAATCTTTAGCGCTAACTCTTGCGCCTCTTTCTGCTTGGTCGGGCTGTATCGGTTATCCTTAACTATCCAAGCGAGGCTATAACGGATTAGTTCCCACTCTTCGGGGGTTAAATCGCGGCTCATGGTTTTAGTTCCCTTACCGTCTTCAATATGAAATCGTTAAAGGTATCCTCATTAAATCGGGGGTTATCCGCCTTTAGTTTTCTATCGAATTCGGCGTGTATCTGCCCGATTACCTCTTTAGCCGACATAGACCAACCGCCGTGCACGCTGTACGCTTTAGCGAGAATTCCCGCTATTAGTTCGTAGTCTTTTTTAGTCATTTAGTGCCTCCTGTACAATACCTCAGGGTATCTCCCGTCTGGTTATTGCGTACCCCCCGTCAGCCGTAAACTGTCGCCGATTAAATCGGGCGGGGGGCTGTGTTGCTAGGCTTGGAACATCTTGAAGAGTGCGATTATGTCTTTCACATCTAGCAAAATTCCGTTATCTATAAGTTTTTCTGAGAAAGCCATAAATTCATCTAATACGGAATTTTCTAGTGGCTTTACATAATCGGTTAAAATGTCTACATTGTTGCTCATTTTATTCTCCTGTCTACCGAACACCTGTTCGGTCTGCCTTCTGGTATCTCCTTCGGGCTAGTAAGAGAATTAAAGCACGCTCATTTCACCGTGTCAAGCGATTTTGATGTGATTTACATCACATTCTCCGACTCTGTGAGAATGTTGATTTGTCGATATTTCAAGGCTTGGTTATGTTACCGCTGAGTAACTTAGTTTAAATAGTTATCCACAGGTTATTAACAGGGGGCAAAGTTATCCACAGGGGGGAGAGTTCCCTTGTGGATAATTATATTTTAATTATAACAAAATGTTATAAACCTCTCTTCTCCCTGTAGTCTCACTATATGGACAGAATTCTATAGATTAAGTATTGTCGATATATAGAGAATGCCGTAATGGCATTCATTTGAGGGGGAGGTTGTTTAATATAGGTCAGATGTATATATATGTCTCACCCTAAAAATTCCTGTTATATTAGCCCCCATATATACTCTGAGCAGGACTTTTGCCCAGAGGGCAACTATTTTAAAAATATATCCGAACCTAGTGTTCGGTTTTGGGTAAAACTACAGGTTATCTATATATGTAATATATAATTATATATATAGAGCGAGCATCGCTCTTCGGCTCGCTCGCTTATATAATATATAGTTATTAATATTTATCATATTGCCATAATTCTGCCGTTTAACAGGTAGCGTTTTTAATGTTATATTTATGCCCCAAAGGGGCGCAGGATGGGACAACCTAATGGGACGCAAACCAGGCAAGGTGGACATCTCCAAGGTAGAAGCCCAGGAGCGAGTACTACTCCAACTGGAGCAAGGTCTGACTATTACAGCCGCTATGGCTACGGTCAACCGAAATGACACCACCTTCAGACAATGGGTGATGAACTCCCCTGAGTTTAAGGAACGCTCCGAGAAAGCCCGCCTAGTGGGCAAAGGGGTCAAGGCTGACCTCAAGGACATTAAAGAGATTTCCTACCCCGACTTCTGCGAGCAGTTCCTAGACTCCCGCCTCTTCTCCCACCAGTTGAACTGGTTGGACTTAATGGAGGGCATAGAGCCTAGGTGGCAGCCAGCAGGTATGACCTACGAGCCAGGCGAACCTGACCGAGTGTTAATCAACGTACCTCCTGAACACGCCAAGTCAACTACTATTACCACGAACTACGTCACATACAAAATCGTGACCAACCCCAATATGCGAGTCATCATCGTCTCTAAGACGCAGGGTATGGCTCGTAAGTTCCTTGGGGCGATTAAGACAAGACTTTCCCACCCAGCCTACACAAAGTTGCAGGTGGCCTTTGGCCCTAACGGTGGATACAAAGCAGATGCTACCCAATGGTCTGCCGATATGATTTATCTAGGTACGGGACGTGACTCAGGTGAGAAAGACCCTACGGTGCAAGCCTTGGGTTTTGGTTCTCAGATTTACGGCGCACGTGCCGACTTGATTATCCTAGACGATGTTGTGATGAACTCAAATGCCCACGAGTGGGAGAAGCAACTTGAATGGCTTCAGAAGGAAGTTATCACACGTCTGGGGCGGCACGGAAAACTAATTATCGTAGGAACCCGTGTCGCGCCCATTGACCTTTATAAGATGATACGTGACCCTGGGCAATGGTCTGGAGGCGTATCGCCTTTTACCTACTGCGCTATGCCAGCAGTTTTAGAATTTGATGAAGACCCACTTAACTGGAAAACCTTGTGGCCTGAATCTGACCAACAAGAAAATGCAAAGGACGATGCGTTAGCAAATGGAAATTTTCCCAAGTGGGATGGCCCTTCTCTCTTTAAGCGCCGCTCTCAGGTCAGCCCCTCGGTATGGGCTATGGTCTACCAACAGGAAGATGTCCAAGAAGATTCAATCTTCTCACCTACCTGCGTTGCAGGTTCCGTCAACGGAATGCGTAAACGTGGCCCACTCAAACAGGGGGTTGTAGGTCATCCGAAAAATACTGAAAATCTTTATACCGTTATCGGTCTTGACCCCGCTATGTCTGGGGCTACTGGTGCTGTGGTTGTTTCGTACAATAGAACAGACGGACGAATATACGTTCTAGATTGTGTCAATATGACAGAACCTACTCCCGCTAAGATTCAAAGTCTTATTGAGGATTGGGTGGACAAGTACCGTCCACAGGAACTGCGTATTGAAATCAACGCCCATCAGAAGGCTTACGCCCTTGATGATAACTTGCGAAACTTCTTAGCCTCATATGGCTGCCAGTTGAACTCACACTTTACTGGTAAGAACAAGTGGGACACATCTTTCGGTGTGGCATCTATGGCTACGCTCTTTGGTTCAGTCCGAGATGGACGCTTCCAAGATAACAACATTATTGAACTACCTTCTAACGAAGGTTCAGAAGGAATCAAGACCCTGGTACAAGAGTTAATTACTTGGAAGCCAGATACTAGAAACCCTACCGACTGCGTTATGGCTCTTTGGTTTGCGGTAATCCGCATCCGAGAGTTAATGCAACAGTCAACCAGAGTGGGTCAGTACCAATCAAACCGTTGGGCAACGAGAGCGCAAATGTCTTCTCGTGGCTCTATCAACTTAGACAGCGCCTTTGCCGACCAATGGGCAGAGCAATACGGATAGGAAAATAAAATGGTAATGAAGAATCTCGGCGGAGCAGCCCGCGCTGCTGGTGGTATCGGCGGCGGCGGAGGTCGCAACGTTAGCAAGATTAACCAAAACGGCGCAGCAGCCCCAAGTAATACGTCTTGGAGCGGTAAACAAATAAGAGAATTTAATGATTTTGTAACCTCTATGAACAAAGCAGCACAAAAGCAAATAAATGCTGGTTTAAAAAAACTAAAATAATTTTCCCCTTTAATCGTTAGGACAACAATGGCACTATCAATGGAGCAGATTGCTGCGCGAGTAGACTCGCTCAAGCACCGTAATCACGAACGTGATGCTCGCAACCTTGACGTACTTGCTGTCCGTAAAGGAAAAATTGCTGAGGTCTACCCTGACTTCTTCCCCGATGGCGTAGATGCAAACGTAGTCGCAAACTTTATTGACATCGTAGCCCGCGACTTATCTGAAGTTATGGCTCCGCTGCCAGCAGTAAACTGCTCTGCAGCCAACCAAGTTTCTGATAGAGCGCGTACTTTCGCTGATAAGCGTACTCGTATCGCCTCTAACTATTTCCAGCACTCAGATTTATCAGTACAGATGTACTCAGGTGCTGACTGGTACATCACCTACGGTTTCGTCCCTTTCATTATTGAATTAGACGAAGAAGCAAAACTGCCACGTATTCGCATAGAAAATCCTATTGGGGCTTACCCAGAGTTTGACCGCTATGGACGTTGTGTGGCATTTGCTAAAAGATATACGATGACATTAGGCGAACTTGTCTCCCAGTTTCCTGATTATGAGAGAGAA